GGTCTTTGTGGTGATGAATCAAAATAATTATATGAAACCATTCTGTTTACAACCGATGATGAAGACGTTGGGTAAAACCATATTACTTCACCAAACAAATTATTTAATCCTGCAGAGATCATTTGGTTTCCAGATGTTAAGTTTATATCATCGTAAACATAATCTTCTACTAAACAAGGCAGTGATTCTAATCTACCAGCAAATCTAAAGAACCCATTCTCTGACATCCAATAAGCAGCGCCATCAACTTCAACACATGCGTTCTGTCCTGCAAGTCCGCAGTTAGTTCCAACCTGTGCAAATGCAAAAGTAAAAGGTTGACCTACAAAACGTTGAGTGAACAATGCTGTATCCGTCCAAACATAAAGTGCATCACGACCTCTTATGGCTCCCATGATCCGTGATCCATCGGCCAGTCTTTGTGTACCAGCTGTATTAGTCGCTGTAGGTATATATGTATTTATATCTTCTTGATCCGAGAATCTTATAAACATATCATCTTGCGTAGATGTATCACCTATAGTTGTTTCTGTTCCATAAAACACTAAGTGTCTATCTGGTGTTGATACAACCATGTGTCTTGATGCGGTTGGTGCACCTGATATAACTGTTGCTCTTGTTGTCGTTGCATTTGATAATGAAGAGTCCCATTCAAAACATGCACTGTTGTGTATTAAACAGATAGCTTTGTCTCCAAAATTATCTATAGACCACATACCAGGTTCTATAACTAAGTCACCGGATGCTGCTTCACCCCATGCAACATAATTAGTTGAATTAGTAACTGTTGCACCGTCAGAGTGTGCTGATCTAGTAGAGTTTCTTACAGCCCTTGTAATACCTGTTAACGTATTTCCTGTAACACCTGTATATGAAATTTCTTCATTACCTACTTGAATAAAGTTTGTACCTGAACTTGGAAACTGTGAAGCATCAGTCAATACAATAGATGTTCCTGATCCACCTGTTCCAGCGGTATCATCTAATAACGCACCATTTAAAGTTGTTGTTACTGCTCCTGCTTCTTCTCCACCCCAAGAACCTAACCCATAACCAAAACCTTTTGCCTGTACTGCAGGTCCAACGTGATAGTAATGTTGAACTCTAATACCACCAGATGTTGTTGCACCACTTCCTGTTTCATTAGAAGGCATTGTAATAGTTAAGGTTGTAGTTGATGGTACACTTGTTACCATAAATTTTTTATCGTCAAAATCAGATGCACTAAAATTAGAATTAGTAATTGTAGTAAAATTGTCTAATAATAATATATCATCTTCTTGAACATTGTGTGCTGAAGGATAAGTTATTGTAACAGTTGCTGATCCGTTAGTCGTGCTAAAAGCATTTGTAAGCGTGGTTGTTGATTTAATAGGGTGTATATCATAAAATACACCACCTGAATAAGCATATAAAATAGAGTTAGTACCTACAATAGCATACTTTCTACCCAAACTATTCACAAAATGATGAAGACCTCTTGCGGCTCCCGTTAAACTATCCGTACCTAATTGCTTCCAACCACCTATTTTTTCAGGTGTTCCGTACCTAAATCTAACATTATCACAATCTACCCACTGACCTTCAGCTGTAGTTTCTGAAATTTGTTTATTTATACCTGGTTGAAATCCTATTTTTTGCAACATAATAAGCTTATACTACAGTTTTTTTATTTTATATAGACTATATTCAATACTGCTCTATAGTCAACATCTGTATGAGTGGTCCCAAAATGAAGCGTATCTGTAGGAAAAGTCACTAGTCTGTTCTCAACAGAGTCAATTTTATTGCCATTAACTATCTGAGTATATCCATTATTTGTATTCATATAAAAAATACTAGTCAAACTATTTTCTTGGTTAAGTGAATCTACGTGTGGTTTAAATTCTACTATCTCATTACTTTTAAGTGTTAGATTTAATTTAGCTCTGATGATGTTTGTTGCACCTATTTGAGAAACAAAATCACTCATTAATAATGTAAAAAAAGGACTAGGTTTTCTTTCTTGTTTTTCTCCTACACTTTTTACTAAATTGTGAGTAAATTGAGTATTACCATCTCCTTCTTCAACTTTAAAGTTTTGTAAGTACCAAGGAAACTCATCGCTAAATACAATTTTTTGCATTTCAAAAAAATAATCGTTATTTAAAAAATTATTTTCTATCTTTATCATTTTTTTTCAATGTTAATTCTTTTTCAGTGCCAGAGTTTAATTTTTTTTGTAAATCTGGATTAAAATTAGCATTCCAATCCATAACCATTTTCATTAAACAATTTCCAAAAAGATTTAATGCCTCTGCAGAAAAGTGTACTTTCTTTTTATTATTAATAATTTTTATTTCTTCTTCATTAAATTCTAAATCACAAGAACCATCTTCTTTATTTTGATTAAATTTCATTTTTATTCACCCTCCTTTCTAGCGATTGGAGCAAGCGTTAGTTCACCTGTCTGAAAACTCCAATAAGGTCTTTTATCCATATAATAATTTTTATGTGGACCATCTTTTTTTACGTAGTGTAAAAAAACTTGTGCACACCAATCTCCTTGAAATGCTTTTCTATAGTGAGGAACTTTAGTACCTAGATAAACAGCTGCATCTCCTGGTTTAGTATGTACTGGAGTTTTGTTCATGTAAATAGGCCACTCTGTACTACCATCGCTCCCTATATTAATTGTAGCACTTATTTCACAAGAAGGTCTATCTACGTGTTTTGTTAAAGTAGAATATTTAGTATACATTTTCCAGTAAGAATATGTAGGTAACAATTTGTAACCTACTATTTTTTCTATAAAAGGTTGTTTAACTGTAAGCATAGAATCAAAGACAGGGTCACCATAATGTTTTGTATCTTCAATATTGTTTACTGGATCAAAAAACAACACATTTGTTCTATGTCTTATCTCACAATATTTATTTAATAATTTTACTTCTTCTTTAGTTAAAAATTTTTTAACTAATTTATAATCAAAATCTTTTCCTATGATCCCCATGCTACCACCGAATATCTTATTCCTTTTAAAACAGGAGTTACTGAATGAGGATACATAAAATTACTTGGCCAAATAATTAATCTATTTTTTTTCTTTTCTACTTTAAGAACTTCTTCTGTACCAATTAATTTAAACACTAAATCTCCTCCTTCATAATCATCATTTACAAAATATATTAAACTTAAAACTCTATGTATGTTGGTATTATCGTCTACATGAAATCTATAATGCCCTCCAGGAACATATTTTAAAACTTGAATGTCATTAATTCTACATCCAAAATTATTCATATCAAGATCAGTAATGTATGTTTTCATACCACTAGTAAATTTATTTAATAATAAAGAAGCCCAATGCGCAGTAGTTAAACTTTTAGAGTAAAGGTTTGATAAACCTGCTGCTTTAACATTTCTTATATTAGTATCAAGATTTTCACCACCATTTGATGTTAAAACTCTAGCTCCTTCATAATGAAAATGATTACTATTACAAATTTTTGAAAAAACATCTAATGTTTCTTCTTTAAGAACATTATCATAAAGTCTAACATAGCTTTCTAATTTTGACATATCTACTTTTTGTTTTTCTACTTCCATGATTTTTTATTCCACCAAAGTTGTTTATAGTTATGTATTATATTCTTTCCAAGTTTAAATTTTCTTTTAATATATAACTTGTCATCCATTTTTTCAACTTTCATTTTCCAATTGTCTCTTTTAAAAGGAATTACTTGAACATAAGGGGTTCCTACTTTTATAGTAGATTCTAGTATTGGATATTTATCTCCATTAACAATAAAAGGAAAATTAATTTCATTTTCAAAAGTATCTGTATCAACAATTCCAGGAATTATTGAAAACCTATTATCTGCGTTATTAAGTGGCGGTAAAAAAAGACAAGAATATCCGGGTGGAGTTTCTATAACCCAAGGATTTAAAATTTTATGAAAAGGTAAATTTTTATTTTTTTGAGTAAAAGGACATTTATTTCCTAATTGATTTGTTGAATGAAAATCATTTTTTCCTGAAAAATTAATATTAGTTTTAAGAGCAACGCTAGGAGGTAAACTTGTTTGACTTGTTTCAAACTTGGTTATTCTTTTATTTTCTACAATTTTGTTATGAACTATGTGGTAGTCAATAGGCATTTTTAAAATATAACCACTAGTCAATGTTTCCAAAAAAGGAATACATCCTTTTATAGTTTTATCATCAATGCTATATTTTAATTCTTTAAACCAGTCTGGTATATTTAATTTAGTAGGAATAGGATAAAGACTTTTATCTTCAATAATAACATCATTGGTTTTAAATTTTATTATACTTTCGAACACACACTCTTATAACTTTATTATGGGATTTGTAAAGGATGATAATAAGTTATTGAGTTTTCCTCACAATATTGTTCTATAGTTTTTTTGTAAGGGTAGGTTATTGAAGATGAATCTATTGCTTCTAAAGCTGTTTTATATTCTGATATAGCATCATGCCAAGGATGACTTTCATTGTTTGTTAAAAAATGAGTAATAGCTATTACTCTATCTTGTATTTCTTTTTTAAATCTGTCTGCATCTTTTATTCCAATATCCATTGTAGGTACTTCCCAAGTAAGATTGTCACCAGAAAGAACAGGAATTTTTACACCTCTTCTTACATCTTGAAAATCAGAATCAGTCATATCTTTTTCAATATAAAAACTAACATCAAGATTATGAAGATCTGCACTTTCGTCTCCCCATACTCTATAAAGTTGTTTGTGATT